CTACGTCTTCGACCGCTGCTGTGACCCCGTTCAATCAGACCGGAACCGTGTCGCCCCAAAACATCGTGATGCACCGCAATGCGTTCACTTTGGCTGTGGCTGACCTTGAATTGCCTGATGGCGTCCACTTCGCTGGTCGTGCTTCGGACAAGGAAATCGGTCTGTCTATGCGTGTGGTTCGCCAATACACCATCAACAACGATTCCATCCCGACTCGTTTGGATGTGCTGTACGGTTGGGCGCCTCTCTACCCTGAGTTGGCTTGCCGTATCGCCAGCTAAATTTGAATGGGGCTTCGGCCCCGTTTATTAACTTTTTTTAAGGAAACTTATCATGGCTAATCCCGGACCAGCAACGACAGTATCGTCGCATCCCCAAGGCATCACCACTACTCAGGCTCTGCGTCTGTTGACTGTGTACAAAGGTGTATCCGTTACCGCAGTTGGCGAAACCGTATTGCCGATCATCAATAGCACCAGCTATTCGGTGAAAGACATCGTTATTACCAATGCCAACAATGCAGGCACATCCATCGACGCTTCGGCAACGGTGTTTACCCTGTATACCGGCCCCGCTGGTGCTGGTACAGGCATCAAGACCACCACGACCTTGACTTCTAATACAAGCGCAAGCGTTGTGAATGATCTGTCGCCCACTACCACCGCTGCACAAACGGCTCAAAACCTGTATTTCCGCGTAACTACTGCTTCTAGCAATGCTGGAACCGTGGACGTGTATGTTTACGGTTTTGACTTTAGCTAAACGCTAAATAATGGAGAAAGCCACTTCTTAACGGGGGTGGCTTTTTTTCATTTACGATTACAATATCTTACCTTTTCAAAGGAAAAATCATGTCAAACTCTCAAGCAATTGGCGTTGCATATCTTGACCAAGATATTATCGACGCTAACTATTCCCTCGTTAATGCAGTTACCGGACAAATGGGTTACACCACCGGCAGCCTAACGATTTCCGTCCCATCGGTTACTCAGCTAACAAGCAAATCAACCGGCGTTACCATCAATGCAGCCGCTGGTCAAATTGTTACTAACAATGCTGCCTTGGCCGCTGGTGCTGAAGTTGCTTTTGTGGTCACGAATAGCGCAGTTAGCGCGTATGACATTCCTGTCGTAGCTTTGGCTTCTGGCGCTACTACCGCTGGAACTTATTTGCTTTCCGTTGCAGCAGTTGCAAATGGTTCTTTTACCATTGTAGTTTCTAACGCAAGCACGGGTTCGTTGAGCGAAGCCTTGACATTGAATTTCGGCATCATCCACGTTGCCCAACTTTAATCATGGCTAATACGTCTGTCATGCGGGTGGTCGGTAAAACGACCGCTATTTCTGTGACAGCATCGTCTACAACGGCTACCATCATTGATGACCAAACGAACGATCAAGTTAACTTTGCATCGTTTCTAAACACCGGCTCCGTTGCCGTTGCGGTCAAATTGGGTGATGCTAACGTGGGCGCTGCTGTGTTGCCGGTAAGTGGTACACCTGGCGACTTTGTGCTTCCAGCGGGAATGACTACTCCCATTGTGTTGGCTTGTCCTACTCTGCCTTTTTATGTTCGCATGATTGGTGCAGCGGCTGGCCCTTCACTTGTTTATGTAACCCCTGTCGCTGACCAAAGCTAAGTATGACTGACCCTGCCAAAACAGTAGACCAAAACATTCTGCCAGTACAGGCATTGTTTAATCTTGATAACAGTTTTAACACTTTTATCGGGCAGGGTCAGCCATTTAGCGTGCCAATTTCGCCCAATCAATCGGGCTTGCATATTACAAACAGCACCATTGATAGCACGACTATCGGTGCGACAACGCCATCTACGGCGTCATTTACTACGGCTACGGGAAGTAATGCGCCTGTGGGCGCTACCGACCTAACAAACAAATATTACGTTGATTCCCTAGCCCTTGGACTATCTTTTAAAAACCCTGCACTTTGCGCTACAACCGCCAATATTACGCTTTCTGGCCTACAAACCATTGATGGCGTTGCGGTAACGGCTGGCGTTCGAGTTCTAGTCAAGAATCAGACTAATACATCGCAAAACGGCATTTATGCGGCAGCTACTGGCGCTTGGACACGGACAACCGATGCCGACACATGGGACAAGCTGGTTTCAGCATTTTTGTTTATAGAAAGTGGCACGGCTAACGCTGGCACGGCGTGGTATTGCTCTGCTCAACCTGGCGGCACTTTGGGCGTTACCGGAATAAGCTGGAATACGTTTTCGTTTACTTCGTCTTACACCGCTGGAACGGGTTTAACTTTAGCCGGTACTCAGTTCAGCATTTCCAACACCGGCGTAACCGCTGCATCTTACGGCACGGCATCTTCTGTCCCAACCTTAGCAATTAACGCCCAAGGTCAAGTAACCAGCGCCAGCAATACGACAATCTCAATTCCTAACACGCAAGTGACTGGATTGGGAACAATGTCCACGCAAAACGCTAGTAACGTAGCAATTACGGGCGGCAGCATTACAGGAACGCCCATTAGCGGCTCTACGGTTGGTGGCACTACCATTACCGCATCAACTCAGTTTAGCGGCCCTGGCACGGGGTTAACGGGTACAGCGTCAAGCCTAAGCATCGGAGGCAATGCAGCCACCGCAACCTCGGCAACCACAGCAGGTTCTGCGACTACTGCAACCACGGCAACAAACCTTGCTGGCGGCTCTGCCGGTTCGGTTCCTTATCAATCGGCTGCGGCAACTACCGCAATGCTTGGTATTGGTTCAACTGGTCAAGTTTTAACGGTATCTGCTGGCCTTCCATCATGGGCAAGCCCCTCTACCCTTGCTGTTACCTCTTTCAGCGCAGGAACCACGGGTTTAACGCCTTCTTCGGCTACTACTGGCGCGGTAACTTTAGCCGGTACGCTTGCAACGTCAAATGGCGGCACGGGACTAACTTCGTTTACCTCCGGCGGTGCGCTTTACGCTACAAATACCTCCACGCTTACGTCTGGCACTTTGCCGGTGGCATCTGGTGGAACTGGAGTAACAACCAAAACAGGGACTGGCAACGTAGTTCTATCCACGTCTCCTGCGCTAGTTACGCCTGATCTTGGTACTCCGTCCTCCGCAACGCTGACAAACGCAACGGGACTTCCTCTAACAACCGGCGTAACTGGTGTTTTGCCTATTGCTAACGGCGGCACAAACGCAACTGCTACACCTACGGCTGGTGGAATTTCCTACGGCACGGGTACGGCTTACGAATTTACAGCGGCTGGAACATCGGGCCAAGTGCTTACGTCTCAGGCATCTGGTGCGCCAATTTGGAGTTCTCCAACAGCATCAATTGCGATTAGCGACGATACAACTACAAATGCGGTGTTTTACCCGCTGTTTACCTCGTCAACATCTGGCTCTATTTCTACTGAAAACACCAGTTCAACAAAATTAAGATACAACCCATCTACCGGCGCATTAAGCGCAACAAGTTTTGTCGGCTCCGGTTCTTCGTTAACTGGCGTTGGAACGGTCACTTCCGTCAGCGGCACAGGCACGGTCAGCGGAATCTCTTTATCCGGCACAGTCACCAGTTCTGGTAACTTGACCCTTGGCGGTACGCTTGACCTGTCTAGCCCTCCTGCTATTGGCGGCACAGCGGCTGCGGCTGGCACATTTACAACGCTAATTGGCGGTTCAGGCTCGGCTAACTACGAACAAATTACTGGCGGAGCAACAGGAAATGCTGTTCAATTTCAATCGCTTGGAAGTGACGGGAATGTTTCTCTAGCCATCCAACCTAAAGGTACGGGTGCTATTGACCTAGCCGCTGGTTCTAAAGGTGTGAATATCAGCAATGGCGGTACTGTTACTGCGATTACTCGAACAAATGGCGGAACGGGTTATACAGTAGCACCAACAATAACATTTTCTGATCCTACAACGGTTGGCGGTGTACGAGCAACAGCAACTTGTACTGTGACGGCTGGCGTTGTTGATACTGCATTTACCATTACAAATGCTGGTTCGGGTTACGTTGAACAACCCACAATTACATTTACGCCCGTAAGCGGAGGTAGTGGTGCTGCTGCTTATGCTACTGTTGGGTCAGGAACAACTATTAAAAGCCTTGGTTCTACATTAGATTTTCAAACTGCAAATTCTGCTGGAACTCTTTTTAGAATACTTGATTCTTCCAATACTTCTACATCTTATTGGGCAGCAACAAATACATCGTCTTCTAACGCTGTTTTAAGAGCAATAGGAAATGCTGGCGCTGCTTTAGTTGACAACGGCTCTGCTAACTCAATTAATTTTAGAACAAACGCAACTTCAGCAGGTGTTATTCAATTATCTGTTTTCCACACAGCCTCCGCTGTTAACTATGTACAGGTGACGGGTGGAACTACCGTAACTAAAACAGTAACCGTATCTGCTCAAGGTTCGGACACAGACGTTGATTTAGCTTTGGTTCCAAAGGGTGCAGGGCGCGTTACTGCATCAATGAAACCTCGTGTTAATGCTATTACCGCAAATACCGGAACATATGCAATTAATACTGACAGCTATGATATGGTGGTAATTACTGGTCAAACAGTTGCAATTACTTCAATTACCGCAACAGGAACACCGGCTAATGGTCAAAAACTATGGGTATCCATTACTAGCACAAACACATCAATTGCGTTTGCTACCGCCAACTTTGAAGCATCGGGTACTGTGGCATTGCCCACTTCAGTAACTGCAAGTGTTCGCCTTGATATTGGTTTTGTTTGGAACGTGGCTACAACCAAGTGGCGTTGCGTAGCGGTGGCTTAATATGTCACAAGTAGTAATAGCTATAACCTCGGGCAATTCTTGGCGGGTTCCCGCTGATTGCACATCAATAAAAATTGAAATTATTGGTGCGGGGGATGGCGATAGTGGAAATGATATTAGCGGTGGTGGCGGCGCTTATGCAACAGCCACAATGTCTGTTACTCCATTACAAAAACTAACTACATCTTTTGGAGGGAGTGGCGACTTTACATGGATTTCTAACACAGGATTTAAACCAACTGTTGCGGGAACTGGATGTTCTGCTGCAAGTGGAATTAGTTTTCATGGTGGCTCAGCATCTAATTGTTTTCCCACAACTGGCGCATTTAGCGGGGGTGATGGACGGAGTAATTCTTCTGGTCAAGCTCGCGGTGGCGGTGGTGGTGCGGCAGGGCCAAATGGGAATGGCGCAAATGGAGGCGCTCCATATAACAATGGAAGTTTTGATGTTACAGGCGGCGGTGGTGGTGGTGCTAATGGCGGTTTTGCTGGTGCAAATGGAGGTTTACTACTTGGTGGAGTTGGTGGAAACGGTAGGGGCGGGACTGGAGGCGGTGCGGCTGGCACTGATGCTACAGCCGGTACAGGTGGTGGAGGTGGCGGTGCTTCTATAAGTGGAAGCCAAGGATTAGGCGCTCAAGAAAATATCTGGACTGATTGGCTTGGAAATACTTATGGGCCTTGCGGCGGTACTGGTGGCGGTGTTGGTGCATATGTAACCACAACTGGCTATGGTGCTGGTGGCGATAACAACGGTGGCCCCGGATTAATTATTATTACCTACACCCCCGTAACCACAGCGGGGACTTACACAGAAGTATTTACCACCGTTGCATATAATT